GACGAGCGCCAGCTCGCAGGGATGCTCGGCGCTTGGCAAGGTCGGCAGGGTTGGCCGGAACGCCACGCCTGCGCTTGCGTCCGGATGGCCCGTCCGACTCCTCCGCTTCCTCGAACTCGAATCCGACCCACTCGAGGGCTTCTCGGCCCTTGTTGGCGAAGGCCTTGATCTGGCCGAGCATACTCTCGATGAGATCGTCCCACATGCCGCCGAGCTTGGCCGTCCAAGTGTTAAACCAATCGACGACCTCAAAGCCCACCGAGAACACTGCGTTTTTGAAGTTCTCGAGGGCCCCCGGCGCTTGGTCGAACAGATTTTCAAACGCGCCCGTTACAGTGTCCCATGCCTCCTTGAGTGTATCTATCACCGCGCCGAGTTTGGGGTACTTTTTGATGAGCTCCCCGATGGCGGAATTCTGTCCGTTGAAGAACTTGTCGAAGTCCTCGATGATGAGCCCGATCGCCACGAGTAGTGTCGCGATCACCAGGGGGATAAGCATCATCTTTGCCTGCGCAAGGATGGCCGCCATCCCCATCGTGCGCAGTGCACCAATGATGCCCAGGATTGTGTTCCACAAAAGCACCAGTCCGTTGAGCGCCCGCATGGTGGCAAAGATGCCCAGGGCGATGCCCGCCAAGCGCAGCGCATTCTCGAGCCCTCCGACAGAGTCGGTGATGGACCGGAACAGACCGAAAATCCAGCGACCGGTGTAGTACAGCACACGAAATCCAAAAGCGAGCAGCTTGACGAATTTGATGATTTTTGAATTGATGAGCTCTTTGTTGCCCTTCCACCATTCGTAAATGCCGCTGGCGATCTCGTTGACGATCGGCGCTGCCTCGGTGCCGACAGTGGAAATAAAGCCCTTCCAAATCAGGTGTAGCAGCGAGAGATTCATCCGCAGCTTTTCGAGCTGGTCGACCTGCTTTTTGTCCCACACAACTCCGGCGTCCCTGGCGAGCGTTGCCCACTTCTTGAACAGCTCGGGGCCTTTCTTCAAAGCGGGGTGGAGCTTGCGCGCCAGATCATCGCCCAGGATGCGAGCGGCTGCGGCGGTTCGCTTTGTGGGGTCCTCGATCTTTCCCATAGACTCGAGGAACACATCGAAAATCTGTCCGGGATCCTTGTCTCGGAGATGGTCGACCTCGATGCCGATGAGCCCGAAATCGTCGATAAAGGACTGCATTCCATCGACGGCATCCTGCGACCGATCGGCAAGTGTCTGAATCATATCAGACACGTCGTTCGTATCGGCGCCGAACTCCTCGAAAACGGCGGTGAGCTCCTGGTACTTTTCGATGGTGAGGCCAAGCGCATCGGCGTTGCGCTTGATGTTGACTGCGCTGTCCGCAGCCTTTTTGGCTGCAAAAAACATAGCGCCGCCGACGCCGGCGATTGCGGCGCCGGCGAATGCGGCCATTTTCTTCACTTTGTCGAGGCGGTCGCCAAGGTTGTCTACGGCATCGGTTTCAGCCTCGAACCCATAGACGGTGAGAAGCTCTCGGATGACGATAGATTTTGCCATGATCAACCCTCGTTGGGCGGGGTGGTATGCTTGTCGATAATGGCATCGATCTCATCATAAATGCCGAGCACTTCATTGGCCCGCTGCAAATCGTCGATTGTCCAGTCCTGGCGGATCTCGGAAAGCGTGGCGTATTGCGCCTTGATGACATTCCAGATCCGCCAGTCGATCCCGTCGAATTCCTCCGGGCCAAGCTCCTCTATTCGGAATCGCTCGGAGGATTCGGTGACAAGCCTTTCAATCCGTCTGCGAGCTGCTCTTGGAAGGCGGTTCCCGCTTGCGCTTTGACCTTCTCGAGCAGCCCTTCGAGCCTGCCAAACGCGCCGGTAAAATATTGTTTGAAGTTGTGCTCGAGCACCTTGTAGCAAAGCACTTTGAGATCGGCGAGCCGATCCTCGAAGTGGGCGAGCTTCACTTTCTCGCGCCGGAGGTCCCCGTCTGGGCCGGTGGTGATGATCTCCGTCTCGGCCAAAACCTGCTTGTAGAACTCGGGGCCACCGAGCTCGTTGAGACGGCGCAGGAAAGTCTCGATGCCATCACCGAGCTTGTCCCCGTCGAACTCCCCCCAGGATTCGCCAAACGATCCGGCGATCTGGCCGATGCCTTTCGACATCAGGAGTCCGACCTTGCTTTCCATCCGGAGGGCGTACTCAACGGGGTACTTCTTTGAGCGGTAACGCCGTCCGTTGATCTCGAACGTCTCTACATTAGATGCTGTCTCTACCATCGTCATCTCGTCGCTGTGCGGTTTGGGTTAACTTCGTAGGGGTTATAGTGGGTTGTTGCCACCAACGAACCGAGCGGGCACCTCAGCGCATCGAAGCGCCCAGGGTATATTCTGGGCATCGTTGCTCATTTCCTGCTCGGGGAAGTTGGCGATGCGGACGGTGTGGCTCTCGAAAAGCGTCCGTCCGGACAGATCCTTGATGAGCAGGGCTCCGTCACCGAGAACGCCTGCTTTCTGGGCGGAGTAAACGCCCGACAGGAAATCGTTATCGGCGCCCTGTTGCATCATGGTCAGAGTGACCTCGTGCGAGCTGTCGGCATCGACGACCCAGCCGCTCTTGTCCTTGACGCCTTTCGTCAGTTGTTGGCCGTCCCCCTGGGGGGCGATGCCGATGAAAGTTTCCTTTGCGAAATCCGTCAGAGCGCGCCCGTTGAAGATGCACTCTACCTTGTTCGGATCATAAGTCGGGGTGCCCATAGCAGACTCCGTTTAGCGTGCGGGCTCTCGGCCCGCCTGATTAGTTGGTGAGCGTAACGGTGAACTTGGCGCGCTTGATAGCGTTGGCCCACTGCGCCGAGCCCTGAATCGCCGGCCACTCTCGAGTGCCGACCACGGCCTCCGAGATATCCGCACGATCCACATTGGTGATCTCGGGCTCCGGGGTGGCCGAGATATGCCCGATGACGGCGGCGTCTCGGAACTGTCCTCGCAGCTCGCTCTCGAGGATAGTACCACCGCCGTCATCGAAGGGCACCTTTGACCCAGCGTTGACAGCATCCGACAGGCGACCGAACACCCGCTCTTGCAGGCGCATCTTGAACCAGTCGGAGTACAGGGTGATATCGGCGTGCTCTCCGGCGGAAGTGACGCCCTCGAGGAGAGTTCCTCGACCACCCTTCTCGACGTAGAAATTACAGTTCTTGTCGGTCAGGGAAGTCTGCTCGTCGGAGTCCAGATCGTCGGTCGGAAATCCGTTGAGCGTGAGCAGCGCCCACTGCGTAGAATTCTCATCCGGATCGGTGGCGAGGCGCTGGGCCAGCGTCGCGACTTCGGGGAACTTCCACGGACGATTGTAGAAGAACACAAGCGAGCGCCCGTAGGCGGAGTTGCCCATGCTGTAGGCAAGGTCGGTGGTGCTCGTTCCATCGAGCGCGCCATCGCCCGCCGCATCGTTGACCCGGAAGTGTGCGAAGATTGGACGCGTCTCGGCCCACGCCGCAGCCGATTCGACCTCACCCTTGATCTTGGTGACGAGCGCCAGACCGTACCAATCCTTGCGCTCGTTGCGGATGGCGTCGAGTGCATCCTGCACCGTCTCCGCCGAGGGGACGGCAGCCGTCCCCTCGGTGATGACGAGAGCGGCATCTCCGGCGCCCTCGGTTTCGTAGGTGATGGTGTAGGTGTTGGCCCCGTATTGGCTCTCGAGATCCACATCGGCAGTGGTCGAGCCGTCGACCGCCTCGAAGGGATGCTCGGTCGAGGTGTTGATCGCAGCTTTGAGGGCGGTGGCAAAGGCGTCTGCGGAATCGGTGCTCTCGACGTCGACTCGCCCGATCTCGATGCCGTCGCACTTCACGATGACGGTGTTCTCATCGGCGCTCGGCGGAGAGCAGGTGAGCTCGTGAATCTCGGAAGTGCCAGCGTCCCGCCGGCCCACGATGATTCCGTCCGGGCGCCAGTCGCTGTTGCCGTAGGCAGCGAGGGCAGCTTTGTACACCGGCGATCGAGGGCCGAAATCACTGGCGACTTCCTCGGGGTCGGCGTACTTTTTGGAGCGCCCAGAAAAGGGGGACCCGCTGGCGAATTCGGCCAGGATCAAGACGAGCCCAAAAGCAGTACGGGCGACCGTCTGCGTCTTGGAAGTAACGGTTACATCTACGATGCTATCGAGGCTCATTGTGCATCCTCCGAATCAACGGTGAAGTTCCTAGTGGGATTATCGACGCCGACGTCGAATGTGGCTCGGTCAATCACGCCCGGTTCATCTGTATCGTGTATGCAGTAACCGATGGCGATTTCGATATCGTAGCGACCTTTCCAGTGGGTGTCCCGTAGAACAGTGTTATCAAGCTCACTCACAACGCGCAAGATCGAGAGATGGTTCTGCTCGAGGGGGAACATTAGAGAAACCTTGCCGCGACTCATCTTGAGCTGTCTGGCGAGCTTCTCGGCCTCGAGGTCGGAGCGCCCAAAAAAGGACACCGCCAGGACCGCTTGCATGTTCTGGTAAAGGTCGCGCACTTCGTCCCCGTTGGGGTCTCCGCGCTGGCGCATCCGCCCGGTGAGCTGGCCCTCCTCGTTCCTCGAGGTGAAGCCCATCGAGGCGTAGGGCAGATCCGGACGCCCGACAGTGGCATCTCCGAGCCCGTCCTTGTCGGAGTCCTGAGGTTGGTTCCCCCAGGCGGCCACGGTCACATCGGTCGCCCCTTCCACCCACGCTTGGATTGCGTCAATCTGTGCGGCTTCCATTAGTTGCGATCCTTGCGCACTGCGAGAACAGTCTCGTGGGCCAACAGCCCAGGGAATTCGGGGCACTCGTGGATGACGAATGCCTCGCCGTCGATCTCGATTTCGTCGGCCACCTGCCCGCCTTCCTCGGCGGTCTGGAGATCGGCGCGAGTGACAACGGTACGAGCATCCTGCGAGCGGATGCCCTCGGGCAAAAGCTGGGCGCGCTTGCGGGTGATCGGGGCGATGGATGCCCAGATCTCGAAGGTCGTGGTGGCGCCCGGTTGAGCTCGCCCCTTCACCCAGGATGCAGCACCCCGTCGAGTGACAGTGTACTGCTTTCGATTGTGCATTGGTAACGGGCTCATCGTTGGACCACCTCGAACAGAACTCCCCGGTGCATATCGCCGTCATCGACGAGCGGATTGCTCGAGCCCTTGGCCTCGATGGTGGCGTCTGCGTTCGCGGGTTTTTTCAGGGAGACAATGCGCTCCATGTAATCGCTGCGCGCCTCGATGCCCAGCTCGGTCAGCACCCCTTTCGTGGTGTGCTTGCCCTCGTAGATGAGCTGTTGCCCCTTGGCGATTCTCTTGTGGTATTTGTCGACGTTGTTGTCGAACGACTGGGCCATCGCCGGACGGGGAGGAATGAACCACTGACCGGCGCCCTCCGGAGGCGTGATGCCGGCGGCTTCCCAGGTGACGCCTTTCTCGTTGTAAAGGGCGATGGCCGCCAGGGAAGTGCCCGACTCTTTGTCGGTGCCATTCCAGTGGCCGACCTTCACAAACGAGCCGTTGATCTTGCCGATCTCTCGAGCGATTGAATCCCACCGTTTGCGCTTGTCGGTGGTGTACCCTCCCTTGTGTCCGATCTTGCCATCTTTGCTCATCTCAGAATCCGGGGTTCATTCGCCACTTGCGCATGAATTGATCGAGGATTCCCTGCGCGGCTTCCTCCGGGGGTCGATACCCAACGGAGAGCCCGTCAGTGTTGATCGAGGTTTCGTCGCCGGCGCGTCCGGCATCCCCCGCATTCACCGCCAGCTTGATGAGCTTGTAAACCCCGATCTTCACCCTCGAGGGGATGGGGATATCGTTCTCGTCGGCGTCGATGAAATCGTTGTTGAGGAACTCGTCGGCCTCCTCAACAGCTCCATCGAAATACAGCTCGAGGACAGTGGCCGATGGGGTGTTGGCATCGAGGCGCAACACGTCCCTGATTTCCGATTCGTTGAATGTGAGTGCGTCAGCTACCTTCGCCATCTCCGAGATCCTCGGGCTTGATTTGGATTAGCGCCGGCTCGTCAGTGTTCGGGCACATTGTCCAGAACGCAAACTTGTCGGTGGGGTTCGTGAGAGTGAGTAGGGGGGATTCGTGCTCCTCGCCACACCTTTGGCACTGCGGGAGGAACACGAATCCGATTGCGCGGTCCTCGAGGCTCATAGACCCTGCACGAGTTTGAGGTGATCTCGGAGGCGGTCGAGCAATTCGTCCTTTTTGCCGCTGGTGTCGAGCTCATAGCCCGACAGGACCGCGCGGGCGTCGTGGTACGATTCATCTCTCAACGCCTTGAGCCCGCGTGAGAGCAATTCTGCCTCCTCGGATTGATCCTCATCCGCCTTGTCCTCGTCGGCGGAGTCCTGGTTCGTCTCACGCTTCTTGGCGGCCTTGTGCTTCTTATCCTCGAGCACCGGATCGTGCTCTTTGAGATCGAACTCGTGCTCACGCTTGGATTCCTGGACAGCGTTCCCTCGAGGGCGAGGGTTGTAGTCCTCCGGATCGCAGATGTGGCCGGTCTGCTTTTTGGCCTCGGCTGCGAGCTTGTTCTCGATGTGGACAGTCTGCCCAGGCTCGACCCAATGGCCGCCTTTCCGGAATCCCTCAGTGACGATGTATTCTGACATTTTATGCTCCTTCGTTTTGGGTGAAAAACAAAGGGCGACCCTGCGTAAACAGGGCCGCCCTTAGACCAGACTCACGGCCAGCTTTCGATTAGGTCGGTTCTGTGTCGAACGACCCGTACACGAATGCCTCCGGACGATAGACCGTCATCGTCATCTGTTGCTCGGCCAGGATCGCGACCATGTTCTTGGTGAAGTAATCCTCGTGGCTCTCGCTCACGCGGATGCTCGCCTGCTCACCGTCCCACAGGGCAGCGCCCAGGCGGAAGGCACCGACGAGGAAATCGCCCTGCTTGATGGCGGTCGTGACGATGACCGGAATCCTCCACAGGCGCATCTCGCCGCCGCTGGTGACAGCGACCCAGATGTAGTGGTCGTCCGACCCTTTCGTGAGCTCGATATCCTCCCAATCGAGCGGGTTCATGACGATGCCGTCGACCGGATACTCGGCAAGCTGCGACAGCGTCATGGCGCGGCGCACGGCGTCGATCTTCTCATCGCCCGACGTGCCGCTCGACCAGTTGTAGGTCTGCACGTCGGTGTGGGTGAGGATGCCCTGCAACTGGTCCGAGTCCCCGTTGCCGTACAGGATCTGCTTCTCCTCGGAGATCTTCAAACCTTCCATCATGCGGTTGTCGATGTGACTCCGCAGCATGGCTCGGTTGCGCAGGATCTGGCGGCTGGCCGGAATCCAGTGAGCGAGGGTTTTCATGCCCTCGGTTTTCATGGCGAACGTCGCGTGCGCCGTGGGCTTGAGCTTCGTCTCCGTAGTAAAGATGAAGTCGTCGGCCACGATCTCGACGTCCACCGCGTGGGTGTTCGAGAGATTGGAGTCGACGGTCAGCGTCCCGGCGTCATGGTCGAGGGAGTCGATCGTCTTGACTTCCTCGGCGCCAGTGCCCACGGCGATCGTGATCTCGAGCCCCGCGTAGAACCCGCGAGTGCTCTTGGGCTCGAGGACTGCCTGCCCTAAAGCGGCCTCGGCCACCAGCGGGGAGTAGAGCTGATAAAAGCCCGTCTCCTCGACATACTGCACTTGGAGCTCATCGGTCGACTGAACGACCATGATATCACGGAGGCGGAAGGGGCGAGTGGGCGGTGCGAAGATGCCCGGCACGCGGAACGGATCGATGAGCGCGCCGGCGGAACCGGTCATGCTCGTCAACGCCTTTTGCTCAGGCGTCATATTCTCGACGTCGCCCGACTTCTGCTGGCCCCGCTTGAGGAACGAGGGCACTTGGCAGGGCAACGAGCTACTGGATTTCGCATCCAGCATTTTCTCGTAAGCCTTCGACTCGGTGTACGCTTGGCCGAGGCTCTTGGCGGTGCCCATCGGATCACCGAAGCCCGGACGGTTCGCCTTAACAATGAAGTCGGAGAACGACTCCTTGAGCTCGGAGTGCTTCTCGAGCATCTCGGAATACTTCGAGCTCATCTCCTCGACTTCGCCGGAGATGCCCTCGAGCTTGCCCTTGATCTCATCGCTGGCTTCGCCGTTGGCTTTCACCTGGGCGTCGCGCTTGGCGACAGCTTCTTTGAGCTCAGCGAGCTTGCCGTTGAGCGAGTCTTGCAGTTCTTTAAGATCCATCGTTTAGTTCCTCGCGTTATGCGATCTGTTCTGTGAACGAATCCAACTCGGCGAGGAACTCCTCGCCCATCCACTCGACGCACTTGGCCTCGAGTTCTTCTTGCTCAGACTTCGACGAATCCTCGTCGTCGTCCTCGTCATCCTGTGACTTCTTACCGGACTCGAGAACCTCCTGCAACAAGGCCATCGCCTTGCTCAGACTCTTGCGATCCTCTGCATTCAACACCCGGCCACTCTTCAACTGCGCGTAGAACTCGTGGAGCTCAGACGCGGCTTTCTCGACCTCGGCAAACGCCATATCGTTCGCCCCCCAGATGACAGGGGAGAATTCGTAGAGTTCGATTTCCTTGATGATCCTTTTGAGCTGGCCGCCGTGCTCATCGTCCTGCTCGACGCGCTCAAAACGCTTGGTCCGAAAACCAATCGAGGCGCCGTCGACCACGCCGTCCTTCACCAGCTCGAGAGCCTCGTTGCCCATCTGGGTTTTGCTGACCCGACCCTCGAAGTACAGACCCTTTTCCTGCTCCTCGAGCACCACCGGAATCCCCAGGGGAGCACCGTGGAGCCACAGCATCTTGATCTTGGATTTCTCGGGCTCTCGAAAATTCTTGGCGATGGTGTTTGCGAACGCGCCTTTCTCGATGAGGTCGCCGACCTCATCGACGTTGCCGAATATCGCTGCGAAGCCCTTGATGATCCGCTTGTCGGTGTCGGCTTTGACCTCGAGTTCGACCTGTTTTTTCTCGAGCATTTCGGCGCCTTCGCAACGGATGTCTTGGGAGTGTTGAGTCTGACGGCACTCTAACAGCCGTTTTTAGGGCGGTCAACCGTTTCGCGCAAGTGCGGACACCCCATGAGTCCGTGAGGTTGTCTCTACGCTCACGGATATCGACATTGTTATCCTAAGGTTCGGAAACTCGAGAAACGAAAAACGGGGGGTCTGACGGCCCGAATATGCGGGGCAAGATGCGGGCAGGAATGCCCCGTCAGCTTTGGGGAGGAACGACGCGGAAAAGCACGGCGCATCGGCACCCAGGATGCACCGGCGGAACGTAGGTGGTGGGGATTCTTTTGGTGACCCCAGGGAAGGTGTCCTCGAGTCCGATTTTCTTGTTGTGAAGCCCTCCGCAGTGAGGACACATGCGCTCATCTTTTGAGGCGTGAAATACCTTGACGACGGTGCCCCGGATCAACCCCTCATCTTGCGAGTGGCGCATCGTCTCGAGCATCCCGTTGTTGTAGGCGAACGCCGACTCGGTGCGGGCGATTCGCTCGGCTCGGACACGGTGCAATCTACCGGCGTAGTTGCCGACCATGTGCTCGATCTTCTTGGCGCTGAGTTCCTGGTCAACGAGCTTCTCTCGATAGTTCCGGACGTACTCGGATTGCTTCGGAGTGAGCCCGATCATCGGTCGAATCAAGCGGGCCAGCTCATCGGAGTGAATCGGGTCACGGATGGTATAGTGCTCGATCGTCCGGCGGATGGCGGTGAACTGTGATTCGGTCAGATTGACGATGAGCTCGCCGCCCCGCTGCCGAATCCAATTCTGTACCCTGTACGCCTGCTCTCCGAACTCGAGCTTGATTCCCTGCTCGGCGGCTTCCTCGATGAGCGCACCCGACGCCGACAGCATCGTCTTTTCCCACTGCGGCGCGATCTTCTCGTTGACGAGCTTGGTGTAGGACTGCTGCCACTGGCGCAGCCAATCGGCGGAGATCTCCCCGTCCCTGATTGCGTTGCGGATCTCCTGGTATTTGATCGCCTCCCTGTCGGCGGTCCAGGTCGAGTAAAGCCATCGGCGCATCTTGGGCTCGACGGCGTTGAGGTGTCCGCGCATCACCTCCTCGATATCCCTGGTGTTGATGTTGATGGGTTTCAGATACGACGGAATCTGTATCCCTTCCTGGTCCGGCCCAGGGACGGGCTCGCCGGAGGGGGAGGAAGTCGGGTTCGTCAGGGGAGATGGTTTGTCTCGCCCGTAGGGGTCATTAGATTTGAGCTCGACGATATTCTCTCGACGATCCCTGCCTTCCTGGGCAGCGAACACTGCGCCCCACGCTCGAGCAGCGTCGATCCCATCGACAGCCGAGCACATGGCAGACAGATTCCATGCCCGCAGCCAAGTGGCCCGGTCGCGGAATCGCAACCGAGCCACCATCTTCGGAAGGTCGGGGTCCCCGTCCTCGAATTTCCTCGCCTCGGAGGGCCAGAAGTCCGTCAGCTCGATTTTCACAGGATGGGCTCGTCTATGGGGTCGCTTTGTTCCTCGAGCGTATCAGTGCGGCGCTGGAGTTCCGAGATCCGACACTCGAGCTCGACGACCTTTCGTTCCTTGCTCCGCAGCTCTCCCTCGAGATGCTCGATGCGACCACCCCGATCCTCGAGCTTATCCTCGAGGGTATCGACGATGGAGTATGCCTTGTCGAGCTCGGCCTTGAGTTCCTTGCGTTCGGCCTTCACTTCGCGCAGATCCGATCGCAGCTCACCCCGGATCTTCTCGGCGGCATCGGTCGCCAGTTTGAGTGTCTCGGTTGCCTGCTCGAGCTGGGTCTGCTGGGTCTGCTCATCGGCTTGCTTGGCCCCTTTCCAGTAGAGCAGGACGCCGGTGATGAATGCCACAAGTGCCCCTCCGAGGCCCGCCATGATTTCGGAGATGTATTGCGGCACCGTTTTTCTCTCGACAAATTCACTGTTCATCGGGGCGTTCTCCTTTTGGCGTGTTGCCCAGGATGCCCGATCTTCGCAAGGCTCGGAGGGCGGATTTTAGGACCTTGTACGATTGTCCCGCCACTGCGCCTGCACCGAGTCCGAGGACAGCGTAGACCCAACGGGGCAGTTTAGCAAAGTGTTCGAGGTCGATCTCGAGCATGGCGGCGGGCAGAATGTATGCGCCTGTGAGCCCTCCCAGGACGAACGGAGCGAGGGAGGCGAACAAGTCGATAATGTGCTCGCAGCGCGAGGGCCGTTCGCTTCTCTCGAGGTGAATCTCGAGCCCACGCTTGAGCATCTGGGTGATGCCCATGAGCAGCGCCGACCAGATTGTGAGCACGATGACCAGTGTCATGCTGCGATTCCCTGGGCGTGAGCGGGGAGCATTCTGTACGCCCGTTGCACGTCCGATGTGTGGCGAGGACGGACCTTGTGGATCTTCCCGTCGTAGCCCTTGCACTCGGCCCATCGCCGGCGCACGACACCTTCCCCGTAGAATCCATTTCCGAGCTCGCCGTAGGTGTTCGCCTCGAGCGTCTCGAAATAGCCGTCAGAATCCGGCGCCTCGAGCGCCAGGGTGATGTGTGAGCCGTGCGGGGCATCTCCGGTGGTCACGATATCGCCGCGCTCGATATCGAGGGGATGAACGACAGGGGCCGGAGGGACGCCGGCGCGTGCCCACCGATCGTTGCTCGTCCCTGCGCTGGCGAGGCGTGGTGTCCCAGGGAGCACGAGCTGTCCGACCTTGAACTTGAGCCCGACCGGATAACACGCGCCGGGTTGGATTCCTTTGCCCTCGAGATGGTCGCCAGCCTTTCCCAGACAGTATGCCCAGAAAAGGCCGCAATACTCCTCGTACTCTCCCTCGAGGGTTTTCTCGATGTAGATGGCGCGCCCCTGGGGATGGCGCTGTTTGAGAAACCACGCCCACCCGGTATCGGTGAAGATCGAGGTGAGCGTCGAGATCGAGGGCTCGGCCACGCCCGGTTGGATATCGAGGACGGGCTCTCGCCACAGCTTTTCGGCCTTGCGAATGCCCCCCTCGATGATCATGGGCAGTGTGATGATTTCGGCGGGCATATCATTCCTCGTCGGTGAGCGTGTCAGCTTGGAACATATCGGCGGGAACCATGGTCGAGGGAATGAACCCCATATCGCCGGAGTGGATGTCGTTGAAGTCGAGCTCGAATCGGCGGTTCAGCTCGTTGAAGGGCACGCCCATTTCCCACAGCTTGCGCGCCGCCTCGATCCGCTCCTTGAACACCGGCCACAGTGCCTCGACCTTCAACACATCGTAGTTGATGCGAATGTCCTCACCGAACTCCGGAGTCAGCGAGACATTGAGCGCGTCTCGGATCTGGCCGAGCAGGGGGATCACGGTGTCGATCCAGAAGATCTTGCGGGCCGTCTCGATGTTGGCGAGCGTGGCGTTCTCATAGATACCGACGACGGGAGGGGGCACTTGGTGGGCAGCGCAGATCTCCTCGCGCCCGAATTTCCTGGACTCGATGAAGTCCATCTCGGCGGGGGAGAGCGAGAGCTGTTTGTAGTCGGCGTCGTGGCCGGTGATGATCATTTTGCGGGCGTTCGACGGCCCCATCATTTGCTCGTTGATCTGCTCTCGATATTTCTCGTATTGCTTCTTGGTGAGATCCATCTTGTACGAGAGCACGCCGTCCGTCACTGCGCGGTTCTGGAGCCCGACCTGTTGAAAGGTCATGGCGCTTTGCTCGGTGTCCACAGCACGCGCCGCAGCCATGAGCGGAGAGGTGCCCCAATACGGCGTTGCAGGGTCAGGGAATTGCATGTGGATGATATCCTCGGCGGGCAGTGTCTGTTTTTTCCCTCGGAGGGTGTAGAGATACCCGGAGATGAATTCCTCGCGGTTGGGGATCGGCTGGATTCCGTTGGGGCCGAGCGTCCACAATTCGGCCACCGTGCCCAGCCCTCGGACCTTGGAAATGATGGCGTTCCCGCCGAGATAGAGCGCCGCGCAAATCCGGTACAGGAGCTCGGACAATGCCCACTTCTCGTTGGGCCGATCGAGGAGAGCTTGCAGGGGGTGATCGCTGGCAACTTCCCACTGGTCCGATCCCCCGCCGACTCTCTTCTCGACAACCCACCCTGCGCTCGCCGCAGATGTGGCGATTTTGTGCACGCAGACATACACCCACGTCGTCGCCTTGAACCCTTCCTCGATGGCCTTGTCTGTGTCCCACTCGGTCCGCATTGCCTTGCCGATCAACTGCGCGTCGGCAAGCTGTGAGGGGGAGTAGGATTTCGAGTCGAATTCCCTGCGCCCGACCCCGGAGTGGAGGGATTTATCTGGCGCCGGCGAGGATGCTTTCGGCTGCTCCTGGCCCTCCGTCTCGGGGGAGGAGTTTGCCAGACGCTCGTATTTCAAATCGGCGTCCACCTTCTCCGCAACCCATCGTCGAAAACCCATCACATGCCTATGGTGTCGATTAGTAATTCCTGCGAGCCTTGGCGCAACTCTAGCAACGCTTGACTCATAGCGTCAACTTGGTCGTCATGCTTGCCCTTGGGGAAGGTCGTAGCTTCTTTGAGGAATCCGCCGATCCAGGTGTGGCGATTTGGGTTGGGCAAATAGACACTTCCAGCGCGCACCATATACGAGATCGCATGCACTCGCACTTCCTTGTCTTTGCCCCCTGGGGATGCGGGCACGACGTTGGGCAGCTTGGCGCGCAGGACGTCCATCACTGCTTCGCCGTTCGCCTTGTCCTCGACGAGCACCCCATCGATCATCGGCCACACGCCGAGCATACCCTTGATGGCGGTCAGGGTTTCCGTGAAGCTCATCCGCTTGCATACCTGGTCTATCAGATAGCAATCCGGCCCCGATTGGCCCCACAGTTGTATGGCGACGAATGAGCCGTCGTCGGTCTTTTTGAACGAGCAATCGACCGACAGAATGCAGCGGTCCCAGAACGAGGGCTTGAGCGTCCACTGGTCCTCGTGGATCGGCTCGTTGTTGATATCGGGCAGCGAATCGGCTTCGCTCGCAGATTTGACCCAATATCGAAACCACTCTTTGTGCAGGATTCCGCCCTCGGCGGGGACGGGCGTTTGATCGTGCTGGGCGGCGTAATCGTAGGGGCCGAGAATGACCTTGCTTTTCTCGTTGTGCTCGGCGTCGAAACGCTGCGGGAACAACAGCTCGCCTTCCTCGGTCCTGGGGTCCTCGACGACCGTCGATCGCTGGTCGTCTGGGGCGAACTCCGTAGGGAGGACGATCCACTCGAATCCGCCAAGGTCCTCGAGGAGCCCAGACAGATCCGCTTCGTGGAGGCGCTGGCCGATGACAACTCGAGCGCAATTCGCCTCGTCGTTTACCCTGTCCTCGAACTCCGAGCGCCACCATTCGTGACACGACTTGCGGACCTTCTCGGATTTGGAGCCCATCGCTGAAAGCGCATCGTCGACGATGAGACGATCGGCACGCTTTCCGGTGGCGCCTCCGGAGACACTGCCCGCCTTGTAAAATGCGCCCTCGGTGAGCCCGAAATCGGTCTTGCCATCGTGGTCGCGGCGCACTTGAACCGAGGCGCCCCAGCGCGCCTGATACCATTCGCTTTTGATGAGGTCGCGAGTCCTCATGCAATCGCGTTTGGTGTTGTCCTGGTTGTGTGATGAGCTCAGGAATTGATGCCCAGGGAACCGGGTCCATTCCCACGCCGGCCAGAACACCGACACAATCAGGGACTTCATGTGTCCCGGTGGGATATTGATCGCGAGGTTCTGGATCTCGCCGGCGGTCACTCTCTCGAGCGCCGAGCAGATGAGATCAAGATGCCAATTCCAAATGAGTTTGGAGCCCTCGGTGGGGAGGGCGTGCCACGCGCCGCCCTCCCAGCATCCGAGTTCGTCGTTCCAAGTGCCCCGGATGAAATCGACAAGGGACCGGGAGAATAGATTTCTCTCCGCCTTGATGAGCTCGGCATCGTCCGACAGATGGGCTTCCTGTTCTGCCCTATTTGTCGTCGCCGTTGCCATCTGCTTTTGCCTTCGCCTTGCGCCGCAGTCGGATGAACTCTCGGAGCTCATCGTTGTCGAGTTTCGAGAAGTCGATGCTCTCCTCGCCCTCGCCCTTCTCGTGGGTTTCGATGGCGCCGCCATCCTTGCCGGTTATCTCGAGCTGCTTGGGCGCTGTGATGCCCAGGCGGTCGAGGGCATTCTCGATGGCTCGAATCTGGGCGTGATCTCCGGGCATCTTGTCCGGCGATTTGCCCGCAGCGATGAGCACCAGCGTCTTGGTCAGACCGACGATATTCTCGGCCATCACATCGAGGGCCTGCTCCTTTTTTGCCTGCCGCACCAAACGCCGGTGCTCGTCCTCGTGATCGTCCCACAGCTCGGCCCGACGCACCCAATCGAACTCCGTACACCACGATCGGAAGGTGCCCGTCGGTTGATCCGCTTTCAAGCCTCGTTCCGCACTGTACCGCTCAAACGCTCGAGGAAGCGATCGAGCAGCGCCAAGGTCCCGGTAGCAACGGAACGCCTGAAAGTTGGTCGAGGTTTCGTCTGGGCGTCTCTCCCATGGTTTTCTGTCCGTCATTGTGGAGCCCTT